GTCGAACCGATCTATTTCATCCACCAAGTTCGCGTCGAAATCAACTTGAGGTGCCTCCATGGGGGCGTCGATCTCGTCGTCTACCAGTATTGCCTCCTCAGTGATCAGTATCTCCGCGGCTTCGCGAATCTGATCCTGACGTGAAGGCTCTGGAAAAACTTCCACCTCATTGCCTAAGGTTATGATGTCGGGATCATCTGCAGTGCCCGCGAGCTGCTCTCTTCTTTCGATAGCCATCAATAATAAACCTGTCTTTGCTTCTGTAGCGGCTTGATCTCGTCTGGGTAGTCATCGTTCAAAGACAAAAAACCTCCCTGCCGAAACCTCATCAAAGCCATGGTGGCCGAGTCACAATAGTCGTCATTGTCACCGTAAGGAAACGAAGCCATTTCCTCCACAACTTCTTCAGAAAACGCCGTGTCTGGTGCCCAGACCATGCCACTCTCAAAAATGGGAGCGACGCTATTCATCCTAGCGATCTTATCTTGACCGCGAGATGGTGTATACGCCGTCACCGGAATACCCATGCGCCTGAGTTCTTGTGTCAAGGGCGTGCCACTGGCCTTAGCCTCAATTAATATGCAATCAGGCTCCCAATATTTGTATTCTTCCCACGCCATCTTTTTCAACTCTGGGAAGTCAAGACGCACGCGCTTGGCGTCCAGCAAAATGATTTGCTCGGAGTTGCCCTCCTCCGGTTCAAAAACGGCCCATGTTGTAATGGCCGAGTAGTCTGCGGTTTCTTTCTTGCTGAACGCAGTGTCATAGCTTTGAATGACGTAGCTATAGTGGGGAACCGATTCGTTTTGCCATTTTTGCCACCACTCGCGTTTGACGATACTGCCCTCTTCCGCCGTAGGATTTTGCATCCATTGCGAGTTCCACTTAGTTATTGGCAGGGAAGCTTTGACTGATAACAGCTCTTCTTTTTTCCAAAACTCTGGCCAGAGCGGTTCTTCAGACTCTGGCATGATTGCTGGAAACTCGACCACCTCCCATTGATCGGCGTGCTCATCACCTTGCTTTTTCAGTACCTTGCCAACGAGATCTTTCGTTGACCATCGCGTCATGACGATCACGATGATGCCGCCCGGCTGGAGACGTTGCCGAGGCCCAGACGTATACCACTCGTAAACCGAGTCCATCGCTGTCGGGCTCAGAGCGTCTTGTTCAGAGACGGGGTCGTCAATAATCAGCAGATCGGCGCCGCGACCAGTAATAGCGCCGCCAACACCAGCATAGAAACTTTCACCGCCACCGTTTGTTGTCCATCGTCCTGCCGATTTATTGTCTGCTTGTAACTTCAGCTCTGGGAAGACTTCTTGGTATTCGTCAGAGTCGATGATGTTACGCACACGACGACCGAACCGCACCGCCAGCTCCGCGGTGTGCGTGGTTTGAATTATCTTCAGGTTTGACCGCAAGCCCATCATCCAAGCGGGGAAAAACGTGGAGGCAAACTCAGATTTTGTGTGGCGGGGCGGCAGGCAAACAATCAGTCTTTTCAGCTTGCCTTGCGCAATATCATTGAACTTTTCACCGATAATTTTGTGATGCCGACCCTCAACGAAGTCAGGCCACTGGCTTTTGACAAACGTAATGAAGTCGCCCTGACACTCGTCCTGCTTTTCTATTTGTTGATATCTATGCAGCAGCGCAACCGCTTCCTGCTGTTCTTGATCAGATAATATGTCGAAATCTTTGAGGGGAAGTTCAGACATCTTCCCAAGGCTCTCCCTTAAATAGAAGAGCCTCTGCTTCGCGTCGTCTCACCAAGCCGTCCACCACTTTACCGCCTGCTCGGTTCCAGCGTTTGATTTGATATGGTGCGTCCTTGTAGTCGCCTTCATTTAGCTTGCGTAGCAGGGTCGATTCTTTCAGTGCGCCGGGGCCGAGGTTGTATGTCCATGCAACCAGTGCATCAAATTGGTTTTGCGTCAGATCAACATCAACAAAATCATTAACATATCCCTCGAACTCTTGAAGGTCTTCGGTCAGCATCGACTCTGCATCTTCAGCCGTGCAAGTGTCGCCTTCTGAAACACCAGAGGTGTGGCCATAGCCGAGAGTCCATACGTCAGCCGAGCACTGATACGCCTCAAGCTCGCAGCCTTCAAACTTTTTAATGAGAGCCACACCCTCGCTGCTCGTCACTCTCATCACTTGTTGATACCCCTTGTTTTCTCAAAGGTGCGAAGCGAGCCAAGCCCCAAGAGGCCACCGAGGACAGTGAGCAACGCTGACATATCAAACTCAGGCAGATCAGGAACCTCGGCACCTGCATAAGTGAAAGCGAAAACTAGTAGACTTTGAATGACAAAATGCCAAGCAAAAGCTATCGCACAAACCCAGCCGACAAGTGGACGCCATGAACTTTGGAACCAGTTGCCCTTGGCTTCGATCTTGTTTACTTCGATTTGAGCGAGGGCGTTCTCAGCGGCTTGTTTGTCAGCTAGCGTTGAGATTTCATGAGCAAGGAGGTTCTTCTGATCCTTGTCTTCGATGAACTTATCTAACAGTCCCGTTACGGCGGGAACCAAAGATGCAACAATACTCATTTTCCGTTTTTACCTCTTGTTACCCATGCGCTCGCCGAAAAGTACGCTGCGACGAGGGCACTTATGGCGACGAAATATACGCTCGCGATCTCGGAGAGAATCGACGCGGCTTTGTCTAGTCCGATAAAACTGCACACCACGATCAACGTCGGGTACAGCAACATTCCCCACAAAGCGAACCAAGCCATCGCTCGTTGCGCGTCTGCCTTTTCGCTGGAGATCTTCAGCTCCTCTAATTGACGTGAAAATTCCAGCTCCTCATCCGATACGACGCCGTCATTATTTTTATCGAATTGACTATACTCGGAGTTGGGTTCCAGCTTCTTACTGGCCATACCTAATCCCAGAACCTTGTATTCGGCGGTGCATACTTCGGGATGCAGTACGCCGTCACGTTTTGTTGTGATGACATTCTATTATTTTGCACCATTTTATACTTTCCAGATTCAATCATATGTGCAAAAAAATTGCATCTATCCACGGTGCGAAAGAAAAATCGTTCATCGAGGGGCGCGTTGTCTACGACAACAATAAGCAAGAAAGCCATGATCATGACAGGTCTAGCCAGTAACTAGCGGCGAACAGAAGCGTCGGGACAGCGATGCCGCTGATGAGTACGGCCCAGAGTATTTTTTCCGATACGCTCAACCGTACACCTTTAAAATAATTACAAAGCCCATTGCGATAATCCCTCCACCGACGATTAACGTCGTAGCGCCCACCAGTATTTGATTAATAAGATGTTTGCGCTGTGCTTTCTTTCGAGCAATCATCTTGAGGTTAGCTTGCCTGTCGTGTTCTTGTTGAGCCTTCGCTTGCTTGAACGACTCCAACATCTCTGGATCGACCATTGCGAGCAAATCGTGAACCGACTTCCAGTGCCGGTCATAGCTTTTCTTAATCATCGCGAGCCGGAGCAGCTCGTTCTGACTCAAGGGCCGAAACGCGCTGCTTTTTCTCCTGACCTCGAAGTCGGTGATGGCCTCACCAAAATCGCTGATAGTGCCCATCAATTGCTGAACACCATTGCCGGTTTCGTTGGCTTGTTGGATCAAGCCATTGATCGCGCTCAGTGCAGCAGATGCGGCTGCAACGCTCTCAATCACCACCGCTTAACTATCCTGTTAGGCCAGTAGCTGGGGCAGAGCTACCGCAACAATAACGGTGACATAAACACCCCAAATCATCATTTCAAGACGGTCAAATCGCTTGCTGCCAGAAGCGAGGCGCTTTTCGATAGCCTCGTAGCGAACCGCGCACTCCCTTTCGTGCGCTTCGATCTGGGCTATTGCCTTCTCAGTGAGTGTCATTTACGGCTCCTTCATTCTGCACAGGAAAGCAATTTATGTTGGCAGCTACTGTCCTTCGTTCTCCCTCGCCCTGAAAGGGGTAAACCATGTGCTGCATCCACGATGGGAACATATATAGCCTACCCACTTGCGGCCTTACCACTACGTTCTGAGTAGGCTTCAGCCGCTCTCTATCCCATGTGCTTGACTGCCCGTAGTTGAAGCACAAACAGCCGTCGCTTTCACCGCTGGCATTATATAGCCCGTATTCTTGCGATCCCGGCCTTGGCCCCTGCACTATCTGTGGCGGCACCTTAGTCCATGTCGTACAGCTAATACCCATTACCGTCTTAGTACCATGATCGTGTATCGGGTTGTAGTCACCCTCATAACTGTGGACTGACCATAGCTCATCCATTTCGACGTTTCTGTTCCCGTCCAGCACCTGACCAGATTGGGCCATAAACTGGTTAATATACGTCACGCCCATCTCGCACAAGAACTTAGAAAACGGTGCCAGCCTTGGATCTTCGTGATCCATTACAAGCTGCTCGCCAGTCTTAATCTGGCCTACGAGCGTATGCGCTGCGCTGACCTTATCGTTTTGTGTGACTAGCTCATCAAGGTAGTCGTTACACGATTCAACGAACTCTGTCGGGATGTCCAACTCCATCAGAAATACTGACGGCAGCGGGTGCATCTGAAACTGAATCTCAGCCATTTACGACTTCTTCAGTCTCTTCTTCGTC